GGTATATTTATTCCTAACACAAACAACTGCAACCGTTGTGGACTTACAGAATACTGTCAGTTCACTTCAAAGAAATGAGAAAACAAATGGCAAATGAAGACTGGAAACTACAAGTTTCCTATAAGACACCGTCAGGTGATATGATAAATGTACGTGCTAATACTGCTGATGAACTGTCAGTATTGTTAGAGGGCGTAGGAGATTACTCCACACAGATTGCTGCTACACAGCAAAAGGTTATAGCGTCTTACAACTTAAACCCTTTATCGACATCGAGTTCCATTACAGGCACAAGGCCCTCGAGTTACTCCGCACCAACCCCAGTGTCTGTAGCATCAGGTACCGCAGCGCCAGTATGTAAGCACGGTGGGCGTATCTGGAGAGAAGGACTTGCTAAGGCTACTGGAAAGCCATATGCATTCTGGGCTTGCCCTTCACCACAAGGGACAGCAGACCAATGCAAGCCAGTGAATTAGAGAACTGGCTTAAATCATTTTACGGAACTAGAAAGGAGCCAGGATGCGTACACTTGTCAGGTCAGTTGGTCGTGCCAGTATTGGTGGGGAGCCACTACCATCTTGCTTTAAAGCATTTGAATCAAGCAAGATTATCATCCGTCGCTCCGAAGTTTCTATGTTCGCAGCAGCACCAGGTGTAGGAAAATCTACACTAGCATTAGCACTTGCGTTAAAGATGAGAGTGCCAACACTTTACATCTCAGCAGATACCAATGCACATACTATGGCTATGCGTTTGGCTTCTATGATTTCAGGAAAAAACCAAACAGATGTAGAAGGGATGCTACACTCTGATGTTGGTTGGACTAAGGCTACTCTATCCAAGAGTAGCCATATAGTCTGGTCGTTTGATTCAGCGCCAACTCTACAAGATATTGATGAGGAAGTCCAAGCCTTTGAGGAACTATGGGGTTGTTCTCCTACGCTTATCATAGTAGATAACCTAATGGATATAGCCACAGATGGTGGCGAAGAGTTTGCTTCAATGCGTGCTATTATGAAGGAGTTAAAATATCTTGCTCGTGCTACTAATTCGGCTGTTGTCGTTCTTCACCACACTAGTGAGGCTGTGCTTGGGACACCGTGTCAGCCACGTTCTGCTATCCAAGGTAAGGTGGCACAACTACCAGCGCTTATATGTACACTTGGTGTTATCGGAACTTCAATGGGTGTTGCTCCCGTCAAAAATAGATACGGCAGAGCAGACGCAGGTGGTGGACTAATGACTTGGATTGCATTCAACCCTGAGTATATGTTCGTTGACGACATACCAGAGAACAACTAATGAAACTAAGAATTCGTAATCCATTTTATTTCATTGAGGATGATTGGACGTATATCAATTGTTTTCATTGTGGTAAGAAATTTGTAATGTACATACCAAGTATTCGTGTATATAATTATTGCTTGGAGTGTGAATGAGTGCATATGGTAAGCGCAAGGGCGCTACCTTTGAGACTAGTGTAGTTAAATGGCTACGTCTTAAAGATATACTAGCAGAACGATTGACTAAGGCTGGTGCTAAAGATGAAGGTGATGTGGTTGCTTTCTTAGATGGGGCAGCAAACATACTAGAACTTAAGGCAACAAAGAAGTTAGACTTACCACAGTTCTGGCGTGAGGCTGAGGTAGAGGCTGAGAATTATGCTAAGGCTAGAGGATTAAAAGAAGTACCATATAAGTTTGTAATAATTAAACGTAGACAGGCAGGCATAGACAAGGCTTGGGTGGTGGAAGACTTTGAACAATGGACTAAGAGGGCGGGCAAATGACCTACCAAACATACGAGAAATACTCATCCATTATGGAGCGAGTGTACGACAAGGACACGGGCAAGTTAATATCAAATGCCCTTTCCATTCGGACACTCACCAATCAGGAAGTGTTGATGTCGACAATAACTTATTTATCTGCTTCGCCTGTGGAGTCCAAGGTAATAGTTTACAAATTGTTGCACAACAAGAAAGGGTAGACATACGTGAAGCAAAATCAATCGCAGAGAGAATTGTTGGGGGCAGCAGTTCAGAGGTACGGGGCAAACATTTATCAGGCGGAAGATTACCTCAGAAGCAGAGGAATCCCAATGGAAGCGGCACGACTGGCACGATTCGGCGTAGTAGGAGAGGCTGAGATTGGACACGAACAATTCAAAGGACGACTATCCATACCGTATATTACCAAGAGTGGTATTGTCGATATTCGTTTTCGCAGCCTTCATCCTGCTGTTGAACCTAAGTATATGGGTATGACTGGGGCTGAAACTAAGATGTATAATGTATTAGACATAGAAAAAGCGGGAGATTGGATTGGAGTGTGCGAAGGTGAATTGGACACAGTTACTTTATCTAGTTGTGTTGGCATCCCTTGTGTCGGTGTACCTGGGGCTAATAGTTGGAAGAAGCACTACACGAGATTGCTCGCTGACTTTGAAAGAGTATTTGTATTTGCAGATGGAGACCAACCAGGAAAAGAATTTGCAACAGGCTTGGCGAGGGAACTGCCAGTCACTATCGTGCAACTGCCAGACGGAGAAGATGTGAACAGTGCATACGTAAAGTTTGGTGCTGATTACATAAGGGATAGGGCGGGACTAAATGCATAGACCTATACCACCTTGCCCTGAATGCGGTGAGCGTTTTAATAATGTGTTTGAGGCAACAGACCACTTACTAGAAGACGATGAGAAGTTTGACCCATCATTAATCTTACCCAATGGTGTCAGGTTAATGGTAGGTTCATTACTTAGATGTCTGTACAAGTATGCGAATAAGCCAGACCAAATAAAAACTATAACCCAGTCTGCATATATGACATTGTTTACGGCGGAGACACGCCCCGAAACAATGAATGATATAGTAGAAGAGATGATAATCGAATCACAGATGATGGAAATAGATGACGAACTTAAGCAACTACTTGAAAAAGGAGAGTGAAGAATGGCAGATTATAACCCACTTGGAGGGGCAAGGTTTCCATATAAGCCAAGTAAAGAAGATGGATGGGAAACTCGTAATCACCCTGACAGTGCCTCTTTTGAGGTAGCAGTAGCACAAACATTCCAAGAGTTGTTAGATTTATTAATGTCTAAGCATAAAGATTACGGACCAAAGAATATATCTGATGCACCTGGTGGTGCGTTGAATGGATTAAGAGTTCGTATGCACGACAAGTTAGCACGAATTAATAATCTATATGGTAGTGCTTTGGAACCAGAGCACGAGTCCCTTGAAGATTCCTTCAAGGATATGGCAAACTATGCAATCATTGGGTTGCTAGTACTGAGAGGAAAGTGGGACAAATGATAGTAGCGGGACCTGCATTAATAGAAGGAACGGTTAAAACTGACGCTGGTAAAAAACTTTACAAAGAAGCAGAAGAAAAATTTCCAGTTGAGTTGTGGACAATTGTGTTAAAGGGTATATGGGAAATAGAAAAAGAGTTAGAAGGAACTGAATGAAAATTATAGTCTGCGTATCTGACTTACAGGTACCATACCACGACAAGAAGGCAGTCTCAGCGCTGTCTAATTTCATAAAGAAATATAAACCTGACGAGGTGGTATCAGTTGGGGATGAGATGGATATGCAGACTATCTCAAAGTGGAGTAAGGGTACCGACTTAGAACACGAGAAGTCTATTGCTAGAGATAGAGATGAGACACATCGTGTGCTTGAATCATTAAAGATTAAACATATGATTAGAAGTAATCATACAGATAGATTGTTTAATACAATTAAGATGAGAGCACCTGGTCTTGCTGGTTTACCTGAGTTAGAGTTAAAGAACTTCTTAAAACTTGATGACTTAGGTATTACATATCACGAGAAACCTTATGAACTAGCACCTAACTGGTTGCTATTGCATGGTGATGAGGGTAATGTGCAACCTACCGCTGGTGCTACCGCACTTGGTTTAGCCAAGCGTGCTGGTATGAGCGTAGTATGTGGACACACGCACAGAATGGGCTTAACACATTACACTCAATCATACTTTGGCGGCACACCTAAGACCCTATGGGGTCTAGAGACTGGTTGTTTAATGGACTTTAAGTTCGCTAAATATATCAGAGGTGGACTGTTTACATGGCATAAAGGATTTGGTATCTTATATGTTGATGGAAATAAAGTTACACCGCAGTTGGTTCCAGTTAATATGGATGGTACCTTCGTGTTTGATAAGAGGGTGTGGAAGTAATTGGACTGGGATAGTATTAAGAAGTGGGACTACATTGTAACAGCGGTTGCATCGGACTATCATAGGAAGTTTAGTATGGTAGAACGAGAAGATATAAAGCAATCGCTGTACCAATGGTTTGCTGAGCACCCAAACAAACTTAAAGATTGGGAAGCAATAGGGGATAAGGATGCAAAGAACTTAATCTATCGTTCACTTCGCAACCAAGCATTAGATTACTGTCAGAGATGGAAGGCTAAGAGCCTTGGCTATGGCCT